TATGACAAAATGAAGGCACTTGATATGTTAGCCAAGTATATGAACCTGATAACAGATGGCGTTAATATAAAAGTTCAGCAAAACAATGTCATTATGAATATGAGTGAAGATGAAATAAAGAATAGAATAGGTAAGTTGTTAGGATAAAATGATGATTGGTATTGATAATAAATGATAATCCACTTTCGCTAAAACAGCATTTAGCGAAACTGATATAACATTGGTGCTATAACTAGGTTACAACATTAACATTATATTTAATTTGTATTTATATATGCTATTAGTTTATTTGAAGTTGTGCATTATACTAAACAAACAGTTTGCAAGGATATAAACATATAACGATAGATATGACATTGATTAGGATTGGTTACAATAATTAGAATCATGGTATTAATAAGATATGAACCATGAGGTTAATTTAGATATGAACCATGAAGTTAATTAGAGATGTACCACGAAGTTAAAAGAATGTCTAAGGATTGATATTAACATTGCAATGATATAAACATCAAGATATTAATCAAAGTTAAAACAATGGAACAATGATTAGGATTGATTTAACCTAACATCATTATTTAGATATATTAAGTATAGTTTTTATGTAGAGTACATTGTATAACAATGGCAAACTACTACTAGAGTAACATGATAACGAGGGTATAAGTTATATTACATGACATAAACATAACTTAACCTTATTCATTTGAGACACACTCAAGTGATTGTGGTAGTGAGGTGAAGCATTTTTAGCCAAAAACGGTTCTCGGACATTGAATTCCAGTTATATAACCTCTCTCAGAAATTTTGAAATTTTTTAGGTTAAAGAGGTTTATGTAAAATATTAACATTTAAAAATTTTGAAATTATTTTATGCTAAAGTGTTTGATGTAAAAAATTACCATTAAATAACAGGAGGTACACAAATGATAAATTTAGGATTAGCAAGTAATTATGCGATATTAGCAAAAGCCGGAATAACAAATGTACCTGATTCCATAATCACTGGTAATATGGGTGTATCTCCTATTGCTTCAACAGCAATTACAGGGTTCTCCTTGACAGCATGTAATCAGTTTTCTACTTCTAAACAGGTTGATGGAAAAGTTTATGCATCTAATTTTCAAAATCCTACTCCTAGTAACTTGACTACAGCAATAAGTAATATGGAAACTGCATATACAGATGCTGCTGGAAGAACACCAGGGCACACTGAAATGTATACTGGGAATCTTAGTGGTAAAACATTAATGGCAGGAGTTTATAAATGGAGCACTGGAATTTTAATAGTAAAGGATCTTACTTTAAAAGGTGATGTGAATGATATATTTATATTTCAAATTGCTAAAGGAATAAACCTTGCTACAAATACTAAGATTATTTTAACGGGTGGATTGCAGGCAAAGAATATATTTTGGCAGGTATGTGAAACGGTTGCTCTTGGAACAGGATCACATTTTGAAGGAACCATATTGGCTAAGACAAATATCACTTTAGGTGCAAATGCTTCCGTCAATGGAAAACTTTTAAGTCAAACTGCAGTAACCTTGATTAAAAATACAATAATTGCAAAATAACAAAAAACAGTGGTCGAGAAATGGACTCAGAATGACTTTAATATATAAAGACATGGAATAAGACCTAGGCATTATAATATAGCTTAGAACTCAACATATGATAGGACAAGCAGAGGAGGTGATTGAGTATGAATTATAGTGAGAAAAAAGAAATTACGATGCTTTTAAGAGAGTTAGAAATAAGAAATGCTAAAAAGTCATTTTGGTTATTCTGTAAATGTATGGCCCCCGATTTTTATTTAGATAATAGGTATCACTTAAAACTATTATGTGATGATTTGCAGAAACTATATGAAGGTAAGTTATTAAAACCTGATGGAACACCTTTTAAGAAGTTTATGCTCAATATGCCTCCTCAACATGGTAAGAGTAGAACTCTTGTAAACTTCTGTGATTGGGTATTTGGTCAAAACTTAAATGAAAAAATAATCACCTGTAGTTATAATGATTTAACTGCAAGTGATTTTTCACGTTATACAAGAGATGGGATAATGCAAAGAAAGAATAATGAAGAGGATATAGATTATTCTGATATATTTCCACTAACTAAAATCAAAGATGGTAATGCAGGGTTTGAAAAATGGGCATTAGAAGGACAACATTTTAGTTATCTTGGTGCTGGTGTTGGAGGTTCCATTACTTCAAAAGGTGGAAGTATACTAATTGTTGATGATCCAATAAAAGATGCAGAAACTGCATTTAATGAGGGTGCATTAGATAAGATTTGGAGATGGTATACTTCTACCTTCTTATCCAGAGTCAGTGCACCAAGTGGTGAGCCTATAGAAATTGTTAATATGACAAGATGGTCCAAGAATGATATTTGCGGAAGGATACTTACAGGACCTGAGGCAGATGATTGGTATACTATATTGTTTGAAGCTTATAATGAGGCAACAGATAAAATGTTATGCCCTGAACTTTTAAGTAAGAAAAGATATTTGAGCCAACAAACTAATATGGATGATGCAATATTTAGAGCAAATTATCATCAAGAGCCTGTAGATATACAAGGTAGATTATATCAGGACCTTAAAGAATATAATGATTTCCCTAAAGATGATAAAGGAAATATATTATTTGAGAGTCTTATTAGTTATACAGATACCGCAGATACTGGAGCAGATAACTTATGCTCCATCGTTGGTGGCGTGTATAAGGGAGAAATATGGGTACTTGATATTTATTACACCAATGAAGCAATGGAAATAACGGAACCCGGAACAGCAGATTTTCTTGTTGGTAATTTAATCGGAGGCCATTCAATAAAAGCAAAGATAGAAAGTAATAATGGTGGCAGAGGATTTGCAAGAAATGTTGATAAACTCATATGGGACAGGCATAAGACAAGGAAAGTTAATGTTGAGTGGTTTCATCAATCAGAAAATAAGGTTGCAAGAATACTTACAAATGCCAGTTATATAACAAATCATATGTTTTTCCCTAAAGGCTGGAGCTATAAATACTCTGAAGCATATAAACATGTAGCATCTTACCAAAAGGTCGGGAAAAATAAACATGATGATATTGAAGATGTTTTAACTGGACTTGCAGAAATGGTCAACTCAGGTGCAACAGGTTGGATGGATTTTCTAAAAGATGGCCAAGCAGAAATAGATAAACGAGTTGAGGAAAGAAAAGTAATACCATTCACAAGAGATAGGGTAGTATGAAAGGATGAATAATATGATTTATGCTTTAATAGGAATTCCGTTAATAATAGTAATTTTACTGCTTGAATATTACATTACAGCTGGTGTGCATAATAGAGCAACATTACCTTTGTATCATATCAAAGTAACTTTAAGTTATGGGTGTAAAATTAAGTTAGTTTTAAATGAGGAACAATATACTAATTTTAGAACATGGCTTAATAAAGATACTGACCTATATGAAGTCAGACAGGGTGATGTATATTATATGGCCATAAACAGAATTTATTTAAGTACTGTGGAGGTTAAGAAAAGATGAATGATCTAACTAAACTTATGCTTACCACTAGAATAATGAATATAATCTGTATAATTTTATTTATGTATGCAGTGTATGGAATCTATTTACAATATAAATACAATAAATTTATTAAGGGTATGACACATGATGTGTATGATGAAATTAAAGAAAGAGTGTTATATGAATTAAAGGTACCTCTTCTTAAAAAAGGCAGTAAGACAGATATAAAATAGGAGGTGAGACAGTTTGAATTTTGCAAAGAGTAATGCGACAACAAGTTTAGCACAAATAGCACAATCGCTTATACAAAGTAATTTGGGTGCCGAAGTGCCAATACCTAAAGAAATTATAAATAGTATGGCTATACAAGGAATGCAAGGTAATAATGCATTTTCTCCAGGTCAACCAATTAATCCTACACAACCTATAGGTAGTGATCCAAGGCAATTTGAATATATGATAGGTCAAAATATTGTACAAAGTCCTCGTGCTAATATGCCAACCTCTTTTGATACTATTAGAAGTATTGTTGAAGCCTACGATATAGCACAAATGTGTATTGAAGTAAGACAAGATGAACTGAGAAATTTAGACTGGGATATTGTGCCTGCAGATGATCAGGATAGAAATGGAAGCACTAAATATGCAAGTGAAATTGCACAAGTAAAAGCATTTTTCACTAAGCCGGATGGCCACACGATATTTGATGATTTTCAAAATCAACTTTCTTACGATTGGTTAGCTTATGATGCATTAACTATTAGTATAGAAAAAACTAAAGGCGGTAAGTTAGGTGCTTTGCATGCAGTAGATGGGACAACCATAACACCATTGATAGACTTTTATGGAAGAATGCCTCAAGCTCCAGCACCGGCATATGTGCAATTCATCCAAGGGCTTCCTTGGGCGTGGCTAGATGAGACACAAATTATTTATAGACCACATAGAAAAAGAAATAATAGTGTTTATGGATTTTGTCCTATAGAATGGTTATTGCAAAACATTAATACTGATATAAGATATCAAATGTATTTCTTGCAGTATTTTACGGAAGGTAGTATTCCAGATTCATGGATAAATGCTCCTGAGGATATGAAACAACCTGGTCAAATTAAGGAGTTTCAAAAATTGTATGATAATGTAATGGTTGGTGATCAATCAATGAAGCAGAGAGCTAGATTTATTCCTTTTGGCTCAAAAGTTACACAATCAAAAGATACTAAATTTAATGTTGATTTTCCAACATTTTTATTTAATAAAAGTTGTGCTGCTTTTAAAGTTGCACCAAGTGAACTAGGTTTCACAGAAAAGGTAAATAAATCTTCTGGAGACACCCAAGAAAATGTTCAATATAGGCGTTCAATAAGACCATCTGCTAAGTATTTTCAATCTATTTATAACGGGATTATAAGTAATTATTTTAACATGGATATGATTAAGTTTAAATTTCTTAATATAGATGAACAGGAAGATCAACTCGTAACAGCGCAAAGAGATCAAGTTTATATTAATTGTGGTGTAATGAGTCCAGACGAAGTCAGAGCAGTTAGACTTGGAATGAATATAGATCCTACAAACCCCGTACCTCGTTTGTTTGTAGCAGGTACAACAGTTATGGCAGCGCAAGACCTTTTAGCACAAAGTAAAGCTAACTTGACTATATCGGAGGGTACTAAGACGGTTCCAGGAACAACAGCACCAAATAATGTAACACCAACAGCAGTAACACCAGAAGTA